ATTAGCTTTAGATGCTTGGAATGGCACAGAAGTTAATGATGTAGAATAATAATTTTAAAACTTAAAAAACAAAAAAAAATGGCAACTTTACAAGAATTACAAGCTCAATTAGAAGCTAAACAACAAGAAATCCAACAAGCTAGAGAAGCTAAAATACAGGCTTATCTAGCAGATGTCCAAGCTAAAGAAGAAGCTAGGAAAGCAGCAGAGGCAGCTAAATCTGATGAAGAGAAAGCAGCAGAATTAGTAGCAAAGATTGCAGCATTAGATGCTAGTTTAGTAGAAATTAAAAAGTAATAAAGAAAAAACCAACAAAAACTACATATGAAGGATCTTAAATTTATCTGTGCTCAGCCAGATGACGTCTACTATACGTGGCAAGTTCATCTATGGTTGGAAAGCTTGAAAAAGCTTGGACATTCAGACAAAGCAATTGTTTTAGTGTACACTCCTAGTTTTAGAGAATACAATGGTAAGTGGGAGAAGATAATGGAACTGTATCCAGAAGCACAATTTGCTTTCTACAAGGATACAGGAGATGTTAGTCAATATTTAGGAGTGTACATTCCTATTCTACGTCCATATTGCTTGATGAGATATTTTCAGGACAACCCTGATATGATCACCAAAGCAGTGTTTTACTGTGACTGTGACGTAATCTTCACAGATAAATTTAACGTTGATGAGTTTAAAGATGATGATATAAACTATCTCTCTGATACAAACAGTTATATCAACGCTTCATATTTTGATAGTAAAATAAAAGATGTGCTTCCAGAGAAGCTGGAGGAATACAAGACAAGAGATGTTCTAGCTGAACTTGCAAGTTTAGTAGGCATCAATAGAGAAATAGCTGAAGCTAACAATGAACACTCAGGAGGAGCGCAATATTTCTTAAAGAATGTAGATTCTGATTTCTGGAAGAAGGTGATGAATGATTGTGTTCTGATTCGTGTCTACTTACAGAATATAAATAAAGAGTTCTTCAAAGATGAGAACAAAGGGTTTCAAAGCTGGTGTGCAGATATGTGGGCTGTGCTATGGAACGTTTGGCTTAGAGGACAAGAGACAAAGAACATTCCTGAATTGGAATTCTGTTGGTCTTCAGATCCTATTGAGAAGCTAGAAAGAACAACAATATTACATAATGCAGGTATTACAGGACAACACAATATGGGTTATCCTGCCTTCTACAAAGGAGCCTACCACGCTGGTAAAGATCCTTTTCAAGACACACATTTAGATGTGGTGTTGAATGATGAGAAGTCTAAGAAGTATGCCAATCATTATTATGTAACACAACTATTAGAAATAAAAAACAAATATAATTTAAATTATTAATTATTAATTATGGCCTCAATTAACTCTCGCCCTCTCAAAGCGTATGTGCGCTTTGATGGTACTGGAAGAATCGTTCCAAGCAGCCTAATTCTAAGAAGAAAAATGCCTAAAGTGGGTAAATGGAAAGAGATTCCAGCTTACGAATGTTGTAATCCAACCACTACCACCACTACTACTAGTAGCACAACTAGTACTACAACAACCGCATATCCTGGTTTATATTATAATGCAGATGGTGGTTCTCAAGCAGCTTGTAACGGAGCAGGTTCATATAGCCTACCTCTAACATTTGTTTTAGAAGAAGCTTGTACAGGTGGTGCATTTACATTAGCTGTAGGAACTTGGGCTACTTATGGAGTTCCAGTAAACGGTTCAAGTATTTATGTTAATATTGGCACTGGAAATGTTGTTCAATTAATACCTACTGGTACTATAACATCTACTAATGTTGACTGTATACCTTGTGGATAATAAATAAAAATAAATAAAAATGGCAAATCAAAATAAATTAAAAGCTTACGTACGCTATGATGGTACAGGTAGAGTGATTAGTGGTAGTTTGATCTTACAAAGATTCAAACCTGCTGTAGGTAATTGGGTGGAGATTGATGCTAGTGAATGTTGTAATTACGTTCCTACCACCACCACTACAACCACTGCTACTCCTACTACTACCACAACTACTACTGTTCTTTCTGGATGCTTAGAATATAATGTTGTAGTACCTGATGGTGGAAGTGGAACACTTAGTGGTGTTGATTGTGTTGGAAATCCTTTTGGACCAGTAACTCTTACAGGACCTGTTGATCAAAATTATTGTTTTGAGAGCATAAGTTCAACTGGAGACGTTACTATAACACTAGTAGGACCTTGTAACCCATAATAAAAATCAATATAGAATGGCAAAATCATTATTCCCAGATGAGATGATGAAATCAGGGGAACTAAACTTGGAAACAATAGCTGGGAAGCTTACACATTTCCATGAGCAATTACACTTAACTCATTGGCAGACAAAGAGTTATGCTGAGCATCAAGCTCTAGGAGCATTGTACGATTATGTACAGGATTTCAAAGATGGTGTAATTGAAAAGCTTATGGGATATACAGGTAAACGTCCTGCTCCATACAAGATAGAACCTCTTATAAATTGTACAGGGGATGAATGTGTGTCAAAACTTTTATCTTTTGCATCCTCTTTAAAAAGCTATGCTGAATCAAACAGCTATCACGACATTGCAAATCTAGCAGATGCATTATCTGGAGAAGCTGCAAAAGTGCGTTATCTGTTAACACTTAGTTAAACATGAAAACTAAAGATTTAGTAGATCAATTAATTAAAGACAGGTATACGTATGACGAATTAAATTCTTCATCTGGAGTATATATTTTGACAGTAAACAATAAACATTATATAGGAAGCTGTAAAATATTAAATTGTAAAACGTCAAGAAATGGATTTCATTACAGACTCTATCTTCACATTCATAAATTAATTAATGGTAAGCACCATTCATTAAAGTTACAAAATGCAGTAAATAAACATGGTGTTGATAAACTTGAGTTTGACATTATTCAAACTTGTGACTCATCAATTACTACTGATATAGAGCAGTACTGGTTAAATATAATGAATACATTTAAGGAAGGATATAACAGTTGCCCTACTGCTAGAAGCAATTTTGGATACAAACACAGAGAAGAGTCTAAACAAAAGATGTCTAAATCTAAAACAGGAAGAATTCCCTGGAATAAAGGCTTAACTTGTGAATCTCCTTCATTAGAAACAAGAATCAAATTAAGTAATGCACTGTTAGGAAGAAAAAAAGCACCAATGAGTAGTGAACAAAAATTAAAGATTAGCAATACGTTGAAACAAAGAAATTTACAAAAATTAACCTTGTCTTAATGCAAATTAACAAGAAATTCTTTCCTGAGGTGATGCAAGATAACGAACTTGCTTATTTTGCTCACCTCGAAGGAATTATTGCTTCAGTGGATGAACTCTCTATATTAGAGATAACTAAAAACCCTAACTCCTATCATTTTAGATTGGCTGCCTCTGTGCCCAAGTATAATGACATGTTACTTGAGGAACTATTGAAGTTCCATAACATGTTTCATATTAAGCTAGATCTTAGCAAAAGCATCAAAAGCTCTGCTACTATCACGTTTGAAATAAATTTGGAGAATTCATAATAAATACATATCTTTGTATTTAAAAAAAATTACAACTATGTCAGAAGAAATCAACCAAGTAGACGTGGCTAATGAAGCCCCAAGTTATGACCCTAGTAAGAAATATACATGGTCAATGGAACATAACTTTACCATCTCTGGAGGAGAGTTTGGTGTAATATTAAATGCTTTACGTGCTATTACAAATACCCCAGAAGCACACGCTATCTTCTTAGCAGACAGAGCAGCAGGTGCTGTTGAAGCTGTTCTAGCTAGAGGTGTAGAATCAGGCATTGTTAAAGAAGTTGAAGAATCTCCTAAAGGTACATTATAATGAAAAAGGTAATCAAAAAAGCTCAGTTTGGTTTTCTAGCTAAAGCTGCTGCTAAATCTACTGCTAAAACTGCAGCTAAAGGAGCAGCAAAAAGCACTTTATTAGCTAAGTATATGGGTGCTACTGCAGAAAATACTCTGCAAAAAAAACTCCATAGCATAGGTACAAAAAGAGCTTCTCAAGACGCAGCTATTGTTAGTGGTTCAAAAAAAGTATACCCTAAAACACCTGCTGCAGAAAGAGATGCTATTTATGCAGAAAGAAATGCACAACGTAAAGCTGCAGGATTACCAGAAAAACGTAATGAACTTCCTATAGAACCTAGAGAGAAAAGACCTTTCTCAGAAAGATTTTCAGATGCTAGACAATCCTTTTATAACACAGCTGGCTCAAAGTCAACACAAATTTCTAAAGGTGCTAAGCAATCAAAAAAGGGTATAATAGATAAACAACAAGGTTACCAAAAAAATGGTGGTAAGACTATGATAAAGCGTGCAGATGGTTCTGTTTCACAACGTGGTTTGTGGGATAACTTGAGGAGCAAAGCTGCTAAAAATAAAGCAACTGGTGCTAAGCCTAAGGCTCCTAGTAAAGCCATGTTATCTCAAGAGAAAAAGATCAAAGCTAAAGGAAAATGATAATAGCCATTAGTAATGAAAGTAAACAGAAATACTTCTCTGAGAAACAAAAAGGAGGAGTTATTTACAAGATTACTAATGAGGTTGATGGTAAGTTTTATATAGGAAGTACAAACAACCTGATAAAAAGGTATTACACTCATATAAATCACATTAGAACTGGTAAGAATAGTTGTGTAAAACTAATCAGAGCAGTTAATAAACATGGAGAAGACAACTTTAAGTTTGAAATTGTTTGTGAGTGTCTTACAGAAGAAGTTCTTAAAATTGAACAGGAATATATAGACAACTTAAAGCCACATTATAATGTTGCTAAAGTTGCTGGAAGCAATCTTGGAATAAAAAGAACAGAAGAAGTGAAGCTTAAGAAGTCAGCTATTCAAAAGGAAAACTGGAAAGATGAAGCTTATAGGAATAAACACCTAGAGAACCTATCAAAGAACTGGAAAACTGGGTCCTCTCATAAAATGGCTAAACTTACAGAGGAACAAGTAGTTGATATTAAAAAAGAACTAGCAAACGGTCTTCTTCCTAAACAGGTGGCAGACAAACTTGAACTGAGTTATCACTCTATAAAAGATATTCATAGAGGTAAAACTTGGAAACATATTAAAATCTAAAAAATAATGGCAAAGATTAAAAAAGCTGCTATGGGTAGCATGTCAGGATTGAAAGCTTCTGATAAGCGTGTAGGTCCTGTAGATCCACTAGGTGCTTGGACTAAAGTTCAAGAGAACACATTAGCTAGTGCTAGAATGACACCATCTTTAAAGAAAGATAAAGAACTTGGTGCTACTGCTATGAAAAATGGTGGTAAGATGGGACGTTCTGAAAAGTCTTATGGCTTAGATAAGAAAACACCTGCACATAAAGAAATCAACCCTGGAAGTTTCAGAAAAGCTGCTCTAAAGCGTGAATCTGAACTAATAGAAAAACGCAGTGGTGAGATGGCTCCCAAGTTGAAATCTAAAAAGAAGTAAGATGGGAACAGTAAAGAAAGCAATTAAAGCTGCAAAACAGTACGACCTTCATAAAAAAGAGGCATTAACTAATGCAGCTAAAGCATCAGCAAAACAAGCTGCTAGTGAAATAAGTAAATCTCCTGCTAAAGCTAAAGATGGTAAATGGATTCAGAAAGCTGTTAACCCAGCTCATAAAGGATACTGTACTCCAATGACCAAAGCTACATGCACTCCTAAGCGCAAAGCTTTGGCTAAGACATTCAAAGCAATGGGCAGAGCTCGTAAAGGTAAATAACATGGCTAGAATTCCTAAGACTAAAGTATACAACCCACAGAAAGCAGAAGCTTATGTTGGCAAACGTGTTCTTAGAAATGGGGATACACTTCCAGCCATCAAAGGTGCTATTACACCTGTACCAAATGGCCATCTTATAAAGAAAGATGGTACGTCATTGAAAAATGGTGGTTCTACACCAGCATGGCAACGCAAAGAAGGTAAGTCAGAAGCTGGTGGTCTTAACGCTAAAGGTGTAGCAAGTTATAGACGTGCTAACCCAGGCAGCAAACTTAAGACAGCTGTAACAACTAAACCCTCTAAATTAGATCCTGATAGTAAACCTGCTAAAAGAAGAAAAAGCTTTTGTGCTCGTATGTCAGGTGTAAAAGGACCAATGAAAAAACCTAATGGTAAACCTACAAGAAAAGCACTAGCTTTAAGAAAATGGAACTGCTAAATAAAAAATGCACTAAGTGTAAAATAGAAAAACCTCTAACTAAAGAGTATTTTCCTTTACATAATAAAACTAAATCTGGTTTTGATAGTTGGTGCAAAGAATGTAGATCTTCTTATAGAAGCGA